CCTTTGAAACCTACTCTACGCGATAACCATCTCGCGCCAACTTTTTCGATAGGAGTCAATCCAACGATGACTTCTACTGGATATTCTGAGAACGTCTTGTTCAGTGCCTCGACCATTAAGGCTACGGCGGTCTTGCCCCTCGCTTTGTAGAAGACGTGACCAGTATACACACCCGGCTTTACGTACTCCAAGAGATTGGTATTTCCAAGACCATCGGTAAGAATAATGTTCCTATCGTCAGCCGACCACTCTTCGGGGTTAAGTCCTTCGATTTCTCCGGCATACATCGAAGCAGCTTCTCTCACCACCTCTGGATCCCTTGTTCTAAACATCATACAGGTAAGACCACCACCCCGAAACCGTAAGATCTGGGACTAGCGGCATAGGTAGCGACGACATTCTGCGCCCCCTTGCTGATCGAGTTATTGGTGAACGGTGTGATCTGCCTAGGGGAAGCATTAGAGGAAGTGCCAGTTACCGTGGTCCCTGCGGTGGCCCCGCTGATGCTGGTAGGGGCGGTATTAGCTGATACGGTAGCGACAGCTCCAACGAGCAGACAGTTGTCTCTTGGGATGCCCATGTTAAGCGTCGTCGTAGTCAGGCCGGTCTGCTCCTGAATATCGTTCCAAGGAAGAAACATCACCCCAGAAGAATCCTGGATTTCAAAGATAGTCATGCAGCAGCCCGAGACATTCCCGTACACAGAGATGCTAGCGGTATCCGCCGACGTGGCTATCTTCGTTCCGATGAAGTTACCGTCAGTACTCGAACCATTGCGGTTGTTCATAATGGTCCAGCCTGCGCTGACTCCCGTGGCTGAGATGTTGTTCCAGTGAGTGCCGACGCAGACTAGGAGATTTCCGGGCGTAGGCGCTACAGAAAAGGTCACACCACCAGAGTTACCAGCCGACGAGGCGGACTGCACAATCGAGGGTCGAATACCCCCACCCCCAGATCCGTAGGCATCAGGCTCCCACGCTGGGTCTAGGCCAGCCCCTTTGGTTTGCAGGACGTACCCAGACGTACCAGGAGATAGTGCCTGCCAAGCCGAAGCCCCCCTATAAAGTACACTACCGTGAGTGGTAGATAAGGTGTTAAGTGCGTCGTTAATACTGACGTTAAGAGTGACGTTCCCAGAGAGGGCTCCGCCACCCGTAAGACCGGTTCCCGCGATTACTTGGGTGGTCTTGTCGACTTTATTCTGAAGTAACTCGATAGCATTGAGGAGTTCGGCTTCTATGTCCGTTAAAGCACCTCCTCGACTCCGGAGGTACTGTAAGAAGTACCTACTAGGAGTACCATCAGGATTGGTAATGGCCTCACGAGCTTGAAGTTCTTGTAGTTTAAGAGCCATCTTCTACCTCTAGTCCGTCGATACGGCGCAACGCACCGATGTCAACGACTTTGAAAAGTCTACCGGGATACCGAATACTTCCAAGAGACCGCCAATTCAGACGGGTGTAATATTCGTCATAAGGGATAGTGATATTCCCTAGGTCGGTGTATGATCTTCCTACGTCGTCAGACATAGACAAAGTGACCGTTCTCGAGGGAATATCTTCCTCAGCCTGTGTACCGATGCTGCCTAGGACAGTGGCTCCGAAGCATCTTTGAGCGTCATAGCCCTTAGCGAGCACTTGCCCGATAGCTACTCTTTCAAACTCCCTTTGGACTTCAGAACCCAGTAAAGGATCATCATCGAAATCTTCATCGGGATCTAGAAAATACAGCGAACCATTTCCGTCGTCTCCCACGATAATATTACTACCGTACGTTCCTGCAAGGCCGTCAGCTCCGAGCCAGTTCTGCCCATTAAAAGCCCGCCACAAAGGACCATAACCTGAGCCGAAAGTCGACCACTGCCCGGTAGAGACGTCGAATACTATAGTCTCTTCAGACCCAAGACGTAAGACATAAAAGTCATGCCCGTCGAGAGTATACGTCCAAGCTCTAACCCTAGGATCCTCAGTTCTTCCGAGACAAGCCGCTAAGACATACGTCTGAGAGTTCGTAATCGTATTAGAAGAAGCCGCAGCCGCTAGTTTATAGAGTTGCGATACACTTACGGCTTCTGCTGGCCAAATTGCTGCAGCGAGGACGTAAGCCTGTGTAGCTAGGAGGGAACCCCCGTTATACTCTCCGGTCCCCAGTGTAAAGACTTGAGAGACGTCAGTGGTGGTTGCAGCCATTTCTTATCCTTAGATAGTTCGATTAACCTTGATCGTAGCAGAATTAACCGCAATAGGATTCCAGAGCGTTCCAGTATCCGGATCAAGTTCTGAGATATCCCACCAATACTTGAATGCAGTGGTAATACTATGATCAGCGCCAAGGTCTTCATCTCCGTTCGACAACAGAGAGATTTGAAGCCGCGCTTCACCCCCGTCAGACTTCTTCGACCTAGCGACAGTCTGCAAGGCTCGGACAGCCACGATGTCCGCTGGAAGATTCTCCAAGGTCATAATAGAAGCGCTAGGAGGGGCATCACCAGCGTAGATATAAGACGCATCGTCCGGCGTCGTTTCATTCAGTAGACCAAAATCTGTACTACCGCTTGAACGGCTCCACCCGGAAGAGACATCACCATCGACCCTTAGCAGGAAGATTCCGACCGGACCGGCAAACGAATTGTTATTCGAGCCCGAGTCGTCCCATACAAGGAAATCCTTCATATAATTCTGAGCAGAATCATTCGTAAAGAGATTCTGTCTACTGGTAAAGCCTAAAGAGTATACGTCTTCTAGATGAGTCAGGCCAGTGCCCGAGAGAACTGTGACACCTTCGATTCTAGCTTCGTAAGTCCCAGTCGCAAGATCGACACGGAACTCGAAATGGAACCAACTCTTAGGCATAATAACCGGATTACCAGTAGTTGCGATTAATGTCGCACCACTCTTAGTATCGTACAGGGATAGGGCTCCATTAGTCTCGATAATCCAATCGTAAATCTTCTCATTATAAAAATCACGATAGGCCAAGATGCTGGATCGGTACCCGGACCCGACAGGCAGGTTGTTCATAAAGTACCTAAAACCCACGCCCACTACATCAGTGTGGGAAGGCAGGGATAGGCGAGTATCAGTGGTATTCGAGTTACTATTGCTACTAGAGAGTCGGAGTACGCGACCCGAAGCAGTTGGATCTGGGTCAGTCGCCAAAGACCCGGTGATGACCGACCAAGGCAGGCCGTCGAGCATATTAGTAATCGACGTTCCATAGCACTGGAAGTTGTCCATGAATTGAATAGACATTTCGTTCCTTAAGTTAGGAGAGCGGCCTTTTGAATCGCTCTGCGGATCTTTTCTTCAACCTCTGGGGTGGAGATTCGTTGAGCCCCTCCAGAGATAACCCAAGCACCACCGTCTTCGTCGATAGTGATTAATTTGTCTTTCACCTGTACGGCTGTACCCGCCCATGCACCACGGTCATACAAGATTCCTTTGAACCTTTCGACAGGAGTAGTGAGGTCGCCGGTAGTAATCCAAGGTTCTGTAGTATTCTGACCCATGAGCCAGAACATTTCTCCGAAGACAATAACCTGATTAATCCCGTCCGGGGATCGTTCGGCAGTAGCAAAGTCAGTAGGGTCGATCTTCGCCTCACCTGGGTTAATCCAGAAAAACCTGCCATTAATAGACTCAGCCTGTACGGGCACCACAATGACATAACTGTTAATCTGAGCTACGGAGATAGCACCTGAATCATCAGGAACCATGACCTGCCTGATCTGGTCTAACCCGCCGCCAGCAGTCGTGGCCGCAGTCCAAGTAGCATTGGCAGATGTCTCAGTAAGACTCTTACCGTTTCCACCGATACCGTAGTCAATAGCGTAGACGTATAAGTCAGTAGAGGAAACACTTCCGGCGTACATCGTGGGATGAACGACAGTAGTCGTGGAGTAATCCACACCTTCGTTGCCGGTTAGATTGATGGCGTTGTAGAGGTTAGTCATGGCTTCGCCATTACTTGAGCCTTTAGCTACTAAGTATGGGGTCCCTGACGTGCCGTTAGGAGTACCAGTATCGACAGAACCAGTCGTCCACTTATAATACACCGTATCAATTTGTACTGTGTCATTATCAGCGATAGCTCCTGTGACATCTAAATGACCCATGGCCTGCCCATCTTCAGTGTATACCCACAGGACTCCGCCTTCGGCGATATATAGGAAGGCCGGGGTAGTTCCAATAGGAGCCACGGCACACATCGAGACATCGCCCGTAATAGTCGTAGAGATTGTCCCGATCAGAGTAAAGACGCCGTCAGTACCCCCTCGATAGAGGTCTGTGCCGGATACTACAAAAAGATCGTCAGCAAACACACCAGGGGTAGAAAATACTTTTCTGATGTGTCCGGTTCCAACTTCAGCAAACTTCTTAAGACGAGGCCGCGAAATAAGACTAACATCTGTGTCATTTAACCTAGGGTTCTTTTCTGCGTATCTATTTTTTAGAGTGATAACCGGTTCGGCAGCTACTTGTCGAGCCGCAAGGCTAGGGAAGAAAGTTACAGACATTACCATTTGGGAAGGCCTCTTTCAAAGGCGTTAGTCGTTCCGCTGAAACCGTAAAGCTTTCTACTGGGTAAACGAGTCAAAGCGTGTTCCGAAGGAACTTCTTGAGACTGTTTGTACTTGGCCCGGAATTTCTTTTCAAGCCTCTGAAGAGTAGCTCCCGTGGCTTCACTGAGAGAAACTCCTTGTCGGGGGGCGATCCTAAGACTTAACTGCCCAATGAGCAGATCGTCGAACTCTTCTGGAAAAGGGCTCTCATCCGAGAGTTCGAGGTCCGAGAGACGAACCCACGTCCCAAGGTCATTACGATAAAACCACTGACGGGATAGGCCATTGACGCTAACGGTTATATTTGTAGAATTCTCGATGAGGCGACCATTTCCATAGATCGTCAGAGAGTTCGTGGCGAAGTTCCCGCTTGCGTCAACGACATGAAGTCGACTCCCGTCTTGCGGAGAGGGATCGAGTCGAACGGTAACAGGAGTTTCTAAATTACATTGAAGAAGAGTATTCTTCGGTACGTAATAGTCCAGCATGTCATCCATATAAAAAGGGACATTGCTCGGAGTTTGGGTATTTCCCTTCCCAAGAGGGATCGTGTCCAGAGGGTCGCCCATTTCATTTCCGAAAAGAGACTTAACCACTCTGTTCAGGAGACGGAGAGCTTCGGTCTGTTCGGGACTCGTCGGAGACGAATTAACGGCGATGAGATTGCTTTCGCGGTATGCGTCAGTGATGAGTTGCGATACAGTAGTCATGTCTTCTCCAGATAGGAGAGGGGGATCCGAAGACCCCCCTCGAGTAGATTAGCCGACGCCGTTGAGACGGACAATGCGCCTACGTTCTCGTACGTTAGCAGTCAATGCCACGTCAAATCGAACACTGTGCGCACCAGTCGCAAAGTCGCTGTGCTGCCACATACGGACCGACAGAGGAACCTTACTGAGGTTCATACGGCTAGCAGTGCCAGTGGCAGGCAGAATAAGCGAAGCGGTATCAACCACAACGGCATTCTTCTGGATGATCGCACGCGGACGATAAGTCGTCGAAGCGGTACCGACGAAGGTAATCGCGGCGTTATCAGCCGGTGCCGAGTCGACAGTGGCGTGAGCCGTATCGACGTCGTTAGTACCCTGTACGATGATCGCCGGGAAGATCCGAAGGGCAGCGATAGCCCCCGAAGTAGCGGCATGGTCACCGACGACTCGGAACTGCTGAAGTCGGCCAGTCGAAACGCCTGCACGGTTGTCCCATGCGTAGACGTTAGCAATGGTAAAGACTTCACCGTCCTTAATCGTCTGCGTACCAGTCAGACCATTAATCGAAATCGTCTGGGTCATATAATAACCCGGAGCGCTCGAGGTCGCGACATCGACGTAGTTCTTCTCCTGCGTACCGCCGTTCATAGCGGCAGCGCCTGAGGCGGCACGCGAACCAACAGTCAGAGCCGGAAGCTGTTGCGTGAACAGTGTCGGAATACCGTTGATTTCACCTTCGAAGCCTCGGCGGAACGCACCAGTCGCCAGCGAGTCAGTCGCCGGATAAGCGAGAATCGTGCCGGCCAGCGCTTCACGGTCGGCGTACGACAGGACCATACGCAGGTCAGTATCGTCGACACCCTCTTCCTTAAGCCGGGTATACGCACGAGCGACGTCGTCGTGACCAGCGACGGTAACGCCATCCGAGGTACCGACCCAGTTGTTCGAGGCGAGGACTGCCGTCTTCAGGATATACGAGTCGATCTTTTCAGCAAGCTGCTGAGCAGCCGACTTAAGAGCTTCCGATTCGCGAGCCGAACCAATGTCGCGGATCTTAACGAAGTCTCCCCAGCCCATGCTGGTGCCGAAGGTCTTATTGACCTTGAAGATTTCAGAGCCGAACACAGTGTCCTGCACGCCCGAGCTGAGGTCCTTAACACCGTCAGTCGTTTCAGTGACATTGTAACGGGGACCGACCTGTTCGATCACCTGCAGACCGTTACGGTCATCCATTTCAGCGTCGTGCTGCTTCCACGCCGTGACATCAGCGGCAATCAGGTTATTCTGAAAGATCGTCGCGAAAGTGTTTATCACCAGCTTCTGCTGAGTGACAGTTACAGTAGCCATAGTTTATTTTTCCTTTTCTACGGCCTTGCGAGGGGAATTACTTCCCGTAAAATTTCTTCGCAAAGGCTTCTAGGTCGTCGGTATCGTCAGGAACATCGAACCGACCGTTCGTACCTCGGGCACGATTAGTGGGTGGTTCGGGGGCCTTGGAGACCTTGACCGGTGTTTCAGCCCGCTTCTTGAACATTCCGTTCAGTTCGCCTAGGCTGATGGTTGCTTTTTGTGGGCCAGCCTCAACAAGAGCACGGGCCTCATCTAGATGGTCGGACAGGTAATACAGAACTTCCGGTCCATTATCCAACGACATAATGACGTGAGCAAGATATTCGCCATACTGCGGAGCAAGTCCGGAGAAGGCGGATTCCAGCTTCATACCCTTTTCGTGCAGGTCGGGGAGAGTCTCTTCAACCTTGGCAATTTTTTCCTGCCAATTGCTAACTAGCTCGGCCTTCGCCTGCTCTTCGAGAGCCATCTGCTTTTCTGCTTCAGCTTTCGCCTTAGCTTCGGAAGCCTGCTTTTCGAAGGTATACTTCATCAGGTCCTTGACATACTTCGGATCGAAATCCCCGAGAGGATACTTCGGTTCGCCATTTTCATCAAGGTCGTCGGGGGTCGGCTCGGAATCATCCGATACCGTCTTTGCATTCTCAGTCTTTGCGACAGGTTCTGCTTCTGCGGCCTTCTTAGCCTCGAGCTGAGCTCTAAGCTCATCCCTCTCTCGTTCGGCAGCTCTCTGCTTTGCAATGACTTCGTCAATCCGTTCCTGAGCAGTCTTCTTCTTAGGCTTAAGCTTGAAAGTCGAAGACTCATCATCGGAGTCCTCTAGTTCGTCAGCTTCGACCTCGTCGCTCGGTGCGAGGGGATTATTCTCGGGAGTCTCCGGTGCTACATCTTCAGATTCGTGCTCTACGGGAGCCTCCGAAGCAGCCTCAGGTTCAGCCGGAGAGGCCTTACCAGAAAGCAGCAGTTCAAAATCAGCAAGATTGTCAGTATCTACGGCGACGGTGGTGTTATCAACCATTTAGCTTTTGCGGTCCTTTAACCGATTGCCTCAAAATTAGCGTCTTGTCTTAGGGAGAGGCTTCTCCTAAGGGACGAGTTTATTAGGTTACTTTTCGTCGCGTTCAATAGAATTGCGACAGTGATTTATTTCTTTGGCCAGTTTAAAAAACAACCAATCGATAATTTTCTCGCAGAGTATGCCAAACCTAGAGCCCTCTTCTGCGGCTTTCCCTACTCGACTGGAGATAGTTTCATCAGGATTTCCTCCTAGAAATGCATTCCAACC